CAACACTAGCTGATACATTATTTGACATTGTACTTGAAAAAGATGTTCCTACTTTAATTTGGCCACCTCCACCAGCTTTTAGATATTTTGCTAAATAATTACTTGCCATTATTTACTTACTGTTATTTGTTTTTTTGCATATGTTTTAATTACTGCAAGTGCAGCACCACCGCCAGCTAATGCAGCTAACTGAAGTACTTCAGCATCTACACCAACTAGAGGAGCAACTGTTAATGCACCTATGAACGCTTCGACAAATGTCCAAGAAGTTCTTTCTAACATATCTTTTAATTCATTACTCATCTTATAACTCCATGCTTCATTCCAAGGAGTCCACGTAACGTCTTTTTTAAACGTCCCATCAGAATTTCTTTTTCTTTTTAATTTCTTAAACATATTATACACTATCTATTTTTACTTATCAATTTAAATGTATCTTTCAACTCATCAACAAATTTAATTCCTTTTTCAACATCACCAAATTTAGCACCTTCAGCTGTTGTAGCAAATTGACTTGCAGCAATCTTTCTAACTAATGATTTTTTCTTTATAAGACCAGAAAAATCTGTATCTTTACTAATTTCAATACCAGACATACCTTTAGTAGCAAAGTTCATTGACTTAACAAATGCTTCAGGTGATATATTTTTTAAAATTACATCCGTGTCAGTCGTAATTGGGAGACGAGGACTACCAGATTTTAAACTTGAAGTGTATGCATCATAAACTAAACTCTTTTCAAATTCTTTTACTTTATTTGTAAAATCTGATTGTTTAAATAAGTGTTGGAAACCACCAGTATCAGGTATACCTAAAGATTTTTCTATACCTTGACCAGTACTCTTTCTAACTTTTTCAGTTTCAAATAAATATTTTTTATCTACAGGTGCTAGTTCTTTTAATACTTTAGGATGTTCTATACCATAGTCATTTAAATCACCAACAATATTTTTATTTTTTCTAAATTCTACTTCTAACGTACCTCTGTTTGGTTTTCCTCTAAAGTTTAAATATTCTTGAGCTGGAATATTAAATGTACCAACTTTTCTACCTTTTTTAGTACCAGCTAATTCGTCATATTTTTTAGTAGCATCTAAATCTGTATCTACATAAGCTGGATTGTGTATATCTTTAGGAGTAATACTATCTATTACTGATTTTCTAATATTCTCTATTTGTACAGCTTCTGTTTCTAATGCTTTATAAACATCACCTTTAGTAATACCGTAATAACCTAAACTTTTTTTATTAGTTTTAGGATTAACATAAGGAGCATTAAATAAACTTTCTGCTGATGAATCAGTTAAAGTTCTTAAAGTTTTATTCATACTTTGACCACCAGTTTGACTCATTGTAATATTACGATTAGCTAAATAATTTTTAAATCTACTTTCACTTACATAAGGTAAAGCAGTAGAATCACCAAATTTACCACCAATTGATTTAGCTTGTAATTCATGGCCAGATAATAATAAATCTTGATAACCTAATTTATGTTTACTACCTACTATATTTCGTGTTCTTTCTATTTCTTCTTGAACTAATACAGTTTGTTTTTTAGCTTGAGTTGTATTACCTATTACTTGTGGAGTTCCTATAGGTAAAGTAGGTATTTTACCACCACCTTTTAATGCATATGGTCCTGATACTTCAGCAAATGTTTCAGCTATTGCTTTGGTATTTGGTTTTCCAGGAACATTAACTATTTCAGTTTTTTCTACTAAAATTTTTTTCTTTTCTTTATTAAGTTTAATAACTCCAGTTCTTTCTTTAAATTCTACAAATGTACCATCTTCTGTAGTAGCATAATCCATTGTAGCTATTACATCATCTGGATTAAGAGGACCTTGATATTCTGGTAAATCCATTTGTAATTTTTTACTTTCAGCGTATATACTTGTATTTACACCTTGTGCTGTTGTTATACCGTATTTTTTAATTTCATGTGGCATTACATCTTTAAATTCTAATTTTTTGTTTCTAATAAATTTTCCTGTTTCGTCCATATGACCTGCATGAAAAGGTACTATTTCACCAGCTGCATTACGCATTAAACTTCCGTATTCAGAAAAGGGTTTATTTTGTCCAATGTCAACTGGAGGATGTATATTTCGTTGTCTTTTTATAGCAGCAGCATCTTCTTCAATTTCTGATGCTTCGTTTTTTAAACTACCAAAACTAAAATCGTCAGCTTGTGAAACACCTTCAGGGTCATATACAATTTCATTTTGAGCATACTTAGCTCTTGTTGGTTTCATTTTGTTTACTGTAGTTTGTATAACTTCTTGTGGTTTATTTTCCATAACTTCTGATGTAACTACTGCAGCTTTACCTGAATCTAATGTACCTGCTGTGTCTAAACCATATTGCAATTCTCTTTTTAATTCTTTGACTGTTTGGTCTTTCTCTATTTTTTTAGTACTTGCATATCTAGTACCTGCATTTTTAATACTTATTTTATCTATTTTATCAATTGATAATTCAGCATCAAAATTAGCTATTAAATTTTCATTAACATTTGGTGTAGTTAAATCAGATATTCCTACAATATCACCAGGTCTTTTTTTTAATTCTCTACCAGCTAATTGAATATCTTCTGGTTTCATTAACCTATCTGCTACAGGAAATACTTTACCTTTTAATCCTTGGTTGGCAATTCTTTCTGTATTTTCAAATTCATAAATAGATTGTAAAGCTTCTTCTACTAACTTACTTTCTTTATCTAGATAATTTAAACCTTTAACTAATTGTGAACTTAAATTATCTACACGTTTATATAAGTTTCCTTTTTTATTTGGTTTCGATTTACCAGTTGTAGGTACATTTTTATCTTGACTTATTAAATCTTCTTTGGCTTTTTGTATCATTGCTAATTGGTCTTCTAAAGTTTTAATTGATACATTACCTTCTATACCCATAAAACTTAAATTTTGAACTTCTTTAAGTTTTAAATATCTATCATCTGTTGCTTTAATTGAAGAACCAAAGTCATCTGATATTGCTTCACCCATACTTCTTTCTGTAGCTGCTTGCTCTTTAGCATCACTCTTTTTTTTAGGTGTAGGTGTTTCATCATCTGTAGTTGCTTTATCTAATGCAGCACTAATATCATTATTTATATCGTCAGGAAATATATTATTACTATCATCATAAAAACTAGGCATTAGTTTATCCTTTTATTATTAAGAGTAGCATTAATAGTTTGTATTTCTCCACTAATTTCTGATAACTTTTCTAAAAGTACATTATAATTGTCATTACTATCAACAGGTTTTATGTCATTACTATGTATAGTACCATCAAAATCAATATACTCTACAGTTACTGGTGTATTTTCAATAGCAGCTGCTACATATGGATATACTTCTTTATATGCATTAACACTTGAACCTATAAATCCATCTTTAGCAACTAAATTACTTGTCTGTGTATCACCAAGTAAAAGACAACCTGCCGTATTTTCGTCAGTATTCCCCGTATGCCATAATATATATTCAAATCCTTCAACATCATTAACATGTATCATACCTTTGTGCATATCACCATATTTAGCTTGATACCTTGAATGAAATCCACCTTCTTTTCTTAATGATAGTTGGTATTTACCAGCTGGTATACGTGTTTCACCCCAAACTTTTACATCACGTTGTTCATCTTCTAATGTATAACATAAAAATTTTCTTTGTTTATTAGAGACATCAAACAAAATACCAGACGTAGAATCTTTTTGACTACTAATTCTTAATACTTCTAAATTCATTTTTTTATTTTTTTAACCTTTCCATTATGTGTTCTAGCAAACTTATGTGTTTTAGTTTCTCTAATAAGAGTACCATAATAACGTTTACCGCCCCACATCCAACTTACTTTTGCCATATTACCACTTAGTTTTATTTGCCCAATAAGCAGCAGACATTTTACCTTTCTTAATATTTGATGCATGTCTAGCTTTAAAAGAACTTTTTCTAGCTTTATCTTTAGCTGACTTAGGATTTTTACCTGCACCTGATACACCTTGCTGTCCAAATCTAATTAACTTAATTGTATGGCCTTCTTGTGCTAAAACCATGTGTGATTTAGTTTTATGACTTGGAGTACGTTTAGGTTTATTAACTCCTTTAAGTCCATGTTTCTTTATTAATGCTGCTTTTCTATCTGCATGTGCCATTATTTACCACCACAACATCCACCACCACAACAATCCATAGTCACCTACTTTCTAAATCCAATTGTTAATAACCATATTATTAACGTAATTACAGTAGCAAGCCCCGTAACTTGTTGTGCAGAACCAGTTAATGTTAATGTTGCAATAACTAAACCAACCAAAGTCCAACTAAGGTTTAAAGTTTCTTTTATTATTGCTATGAACCATGTCCATATTTTTTTAAACATTGCCTCTCCTAAATACGAAAGCTGCCATGCTAACTATTCTAGTCAAGATTACGGGAACTACAACTTCTTGTGCTTTTTCCTTTTGGTCAGTAGTCATGTCATTACCTATGTCACTAAAGTTTATCTCTTGTATGTCAATGTCTATAAACGTTTGTATTGGGTTGTCTATAAAGGTTTCAAATTGTACTTCTGTTACGACATCAGCTAATGTATAGTTCTCAACGTCTGAATTTTCTACAGCACGTGCAACATATTCTTCTACAGCTTCAGCTATAACTTCATCATCTTTAATAGATTCAGCAATAATAGCTACATCTTCAGTTTCTACTTGTAATACTTCAGCTACAACTTCTACTTGTTCTGTAGTAAGTTGTTCCACATCTGCAATAGCTTCCTCTACAACGGCTTGTACAATCTCTTGGACCTCTTCTGATGCTTGTTCTAAGTTCTGTACACCAACATCATTAACTTGTTCTAATACTTCAACTACTTCTTCAACAGTAACTTCTTCAATAACAATATCTTCTATAATTTCTTCAACTTCAGCTACTTCAACAACAATTTCTTCTTCGGTATATTCGGTATATTCTTCAACTGGTTCTTCAATAATTTCCTGTATTGGCTCAACCAAAATTTCTTGTACATCTTCTTCAATTTCTTCAACTATTACTTCCTTTATAACTTCAATTGGTATTGGTATTTCCACCACGTCTTCGGGGATAATGTCTTCCAAATCAAATTCAATAATCTCGAACTCAATAGGTAGTTCTTCAAACTCCACCACTTCATCTTCAATAACTTCCTCTTTAGGTGGGTCGAGTACAACAACATCATCCTCAAGAATGATGACTTCCACATCTTCTTCAATTTCTTCAACGATTACCTCTTCTTCTATAATATCATCTTCAAAAACTTCTACTTCTTCTATTATAATAAGGCAATCACCACGCTCAATTTGTGCATTAGTCATAAAGCAACCAAACTCTAACTCATTATCTATACGTTCTTGGTCACGTTCTATAGTCCCATCATTGACATCTGCTTGTGTATAGGTCTTATCGACACCTTCTACTACTATATCTACAATAATTTCTTCAGGTGTAGGAGGAGGTGGTGGTGGTGGAGGTGGAGGAGGTGGTGGAACTGTAGTTGTTGTAGTAGTAGTTGTAGTAGTTGTAGTTGTTGTAGTAGTTGTAGTAGGAATAGTACTTTCATCTACATATTGCCAGTACAATGTATCTAATACAGATATATCAGTTAATATAATTTCAAACTTTGTAATAAATTTATCTGTGTTTTCTGCTACAGCATTGTAATCAGTGTATGACTTGTAAATAGTTTCATACATTGTTTCTAAGTTTCCATTGTTTTGTGCATTTTTAGTTACAGTTTCATCTGTCTCATCAGCGTAATACCACTTAATAGACCAAGCATTATTTACTGCACCTACAATAAAACCTACTTCATATACATCTTCTGCAAATTCAAACAAATAAGTACCACTTGTTATTGCTAATGAAGCTCCTGTAGTTCCATATCTATCTTGTTCATTAGTGTAAATATAGGCAGCTTGATTACCACCACTAATAGTTAAACCTGATTGATAAGTACTATCACTAAAATCTTCATTAACTGTAACTTCACCAGGTACTTCTTCTGCGAATACAGGAGTAGGTATTAATAAAAATAATGCTAGACAAAGTCTTAGCATCACATTACAAGTGCTGCTACAACTCCACCTATTGCTACAATCAGCGTTAATACTTTATAAAATTCTTGTTTGTCTAACTTAGAATCTAACTTATCTTCTATTTTATCTAGTCGTTCAATAACCATATTAAGAAGTTCCTTTTGTGTATAGCCATTGCCGTTTGTCATTAGTTATAACCTTTATAACTATTCTTTGGAGGTGTTTTTTTTGTTGGTGCAAATTGATTTCCTAATTTATTTATACTTTTATCCAATTTTTTTATTTTATAAATTGATTTTACTGTACCAATAACTCCAAATGTTTGTGCTTTATTTTCTATATTACTTTTTACAGCTTTATGTATATTATTTCTAATATGTTTTTGTTGATTATATCTTTTTAAAATTTCATTGTTCATTATGGCAAATCATCTCTAGATAGGAAATCCCATTCCTTATCTATGTTACTATCTAGGTCGTATTTACTTATTCTTTTAAGATAAGAACTAATTTCTTTTAAAAAATACCCTAGCAAAAATCCAATTATAAAATCCATAAGGACGATTATAACAGATTATTTAGAATTGTTATCTTTATATTTTTTCCAATCGTGTGTCAAAGAATAATATTCAATACTTTGTTTATCTCTTTTAGCAATAAATTTTTCATCATAATTATTTAGATTTAGTGCAATTTTTTCATTAGATTTTTTGTAAGGTGTTAGCATTAATAAAGGGTCACCTGCTTTAATAACATATCTGTCATTAAAATTATCTTCTTTTTTAATATCATATAAAAATTCAAAAGGAAAATTAACTTCATGCCATATGTCTGTATCAACAGTACCAGGCAGTACTTTAATACTCCTTCTATGATGATAAAAAGGGTCAGTAAAATGTATACCATAACCAGGTGGTGTTTGAAAAAAGTAAGGAGAACTAAACTTTAATAAACCATAACCATTAGTAGAATGTAAATTCATTCCTTCTATTTGTACATCAGGGTGTCTTTCTATCCAAGGGAATTTTTTTCCTTTACTACCATACATATCTAATTCTATAGAGTTACCTATAGGTACAGTCCAAGTAGGTACACCTTCTTTTAAACTTAAAAATACATCTGACCAAGCAGGTATTATTATGCCATTAGTAATATCTTCTTGTATTGCAGGACATTGTTTAGCACCCATAATCTTGTCATCAAAAACTCTTTGTTCTATAGGTACTATTTTTTGATTTTTATACCAATCAGGTAAAAATTTGTTAGCTTGTTTAGGTGGATATAGTTCCAATAGATATTGAAACTCTTTATAAATAGGATATATGTCCACCTTCATAATTTACATTATAGTATATGAATTAACTTATTCAGTTATTTTTTGGTAAAGAACCCATCCCTGTGTTTTAGGGTCTGCGTTATCTAATTGATATTTAACTTGGTCCCAACTATAAAAGTATCCATCTGCTACTTGTTCATCTGTTAATGAAGGCATTTCTATAGGAGGTTTTGCATTCCAATCAGTTGTATCAATAATCCAACCTTCTTGTAATTGGTCAGGAGAAAGATAAAACACATCATTATCTGCATCATAAATCATTCCTACTCCTGCATAGTTACCTCTTAATGCTTTGTCTTGTGTAGAAGATAATACCAATTTATCTTCAGCATTACGCTCCCAATGTTGATTTCCTTTTGTCCAATATGAAGTTCTTTTACAAGTTAACCCATGTCTATTTTCATAAAATTCTTCCCAAGAAGATATACCTTCAGGTAAAGTATCTGTTTGGTCTTCGTCAATACCAGTAATAACTTGTTCTACTTTGTTATCTTTAATTAATGCGTAGTGTGCCATTATGCTACATTCCATTGTATGTCGCCACTACCTGCAGTAATTTCTATATACTTATTAGAACCAACGGTTGATTCAGTTCCTAATGTTAAACCTCCACCTGGATTTGTTACAGTATAAAGACTATCGTATCTTAAACAAACTTTTCCAGAACCACCAGAACCACTATCAGCTTTACCGCCACCACCAGTATTAGCAGAACGACTTTCAGAGTTCCCTCCACCTAGACCATTAGTACCTTTGTGACATGCTCCACCACCTGAATAATAAACACCTGTACCACTTATAGAACATTCAACACCATCTCCACCATCAGCTGTTGCATTAAATCCACCATTTTCTCCAAGTTGTGCTGCTCCTCCACCACCACCACCTTCATTATAAGAGTTATTATATGCTTCATACCAACCATTACCACCATTATAACCTTGACCTGCTGTACCATCTCCATGGTCATATTGAACTTGATTGTTAGAGTTTCCTTGACTTTTAGCTCCGCCACCTGAACCACCATCGCCACCTGCACGACCATTAGAGTTTCCAAAACCTGCGTATCCACCACCTAATGAAGTAATAGTACTAAAACTTGTATCTGAACCATTACTACCATTAGCTCCTGCTCCTGCACCTATTGAAACTGCATAGTTAGTACCAGGAAGTGTTAAGTGTTTTGCTTCAGTTGAAGCTCCTCCACCTGTATTTTCACTTCCTACTGATGAACGATAACCACCTGCACCACCACCGCCACCATTTCGGTAAGCGTCATAACCTGAACCACCACCGCCTGCTCCACCTGCAACAACAAGATACTCTACTTCAAAAGCAAGTACTGTATATTGATTATCGCCACGAAGGTCAACTATTTCGTTTTGTGAAAAGACACCTGAGTTAGATGAAGTTGTTTGTGCAGGTTCTTCTGTACCCACATATCCATATTTAAAATCGCCTGCCACATTAGCTCCTAAGTTATTTTAAGATAAGAAACAAATGCTTCAATGTCGCCATCTGCTGACGCTTCGAGATATAATTTATCTCCTGTCTCTAATACAATTTTAGAAGTACCTGCTAGCTCAATAGAACTATCTGCAGGGACCATACCTT